GTGAGAAGCTCTTTGCGATCTGCGAGCGACGAAATGTTGACGTTGAGATAGTGTTGGTTGCGGCCGATGATGACGTGCCGGCCGCGCCGGATGCCGCTGGTGGAAGGCTCGCCCATGTCGCCGGCCGCGACCATGGCGCTGAGGCGTTCGATGCGGGCTTCGATGTTCGCGATCTGCGTCTTGACGAATTCGATTGCCAGCAGGCGATCGCCGTTGGTGGTGGCTTCGATGCCGGCGAGGCGCTCAGCGAGCGGGTTGACCGGGGCGGCCGGAGCGGCGGCCTTCGCCATCGCCTTCCGGATGCAGGTGATCTGCTTTTCGCTGAGCCGGCCGAAGTTGGCGGCTTGGTTCCAGAGCGAAGTGAAGAATGCGTTGCCGACGAAGTTGTTCAGCAGGAAGGCATACTCAGCCGCGAAGTGGTGGTTGAAGTCAGCGAGCCGGCGGGCGGTGGTGACTGCGGTGGAGTTGAAAGCGTTGGACATCGTTCTGATCCTTCGGTTGGTGGTTGGTGATTCAGGCCGCCGCCGACATGCGGTCGGCGGCGCGGTTGAGGTTGAACTTCTTGGCCCAATAGGCGAGGCGGTTCTGAGCGCCGACGAGCGTGCGGCAGTTCAGTTCAAGGCAGTGAGTGTTGCCGCTGGCGTAGGTGGCGGCGACTTGGTAGCCGAATGTGAAGCCGTCTGAAGTGGTCTTGGCTTTGATCTGGATGGTGGCGGGCGTCATCGGGCGTTCCTTAGTTCTGCGTTGATGTCCCCTTTAAAACCATTTCCGGCCGGCGGTCAAGAATTATTTTCACAGCCCCAAAAGAATTGCGTCAGCCACTTCCTCTTTGTTCTGGAGCGACGCGGCGATGCGTTCGTCAATCGTATCGACTGCAGCCAGATCAACATAGAGCACGGTGCCGCGAGTGCCGATCCGGTGGCAGCGATCTTCCGATTGGAGGCGCTTGCCCAGCCGCTGATCGCAGCTGTAATAGACGGCGTTCTGGGCGGCCGTGAGCGTCAGGCCGGTGCCGCCGGCCGCCGGGTTGCCGACGAAGTATTTGGCGCGGCCGTTCTGGAAAGCGTCCACGGCTTCCTCGCGAGCCGCCGCGCCGATCCCGCCGTGATACTGAACCACCGTCTCTCCGTTGAGCATGTCGGCGATCTGGCGCATTTCCTCTTTGAACTCTGCCCAGATGATGACCTGCCCGGTCATGTCCTCCAACACTTCGCGAAGCGCATCCATGCGAGCGCCTTGGTGGATAAGCTCCGTCGCCTGACCATCGACCATGACGAAGCCGCTGGTGATCTGCCGGAGCTTCATCATCAGGGCCATGGCCGCAAACGTGTCCACCTGCCCGTCGGCGCGCACAAACCGCTTCGTGGCTTCCACCTGATCGTAAAGCAGACGTTGTTCGGGGAGCAGATCAAAGAAGTGCGTCTGATAGACCTTGGGCGGCAGATCAAGGCAATCGGACTTGAGCACCCGGAAGGTGTGCGGGGCCATCAGCGTCCGGAGCCGATCAAGGTTGCGCCACTTCGGATTGCCGTTGAAGTCGCGGGCGATCACTTGCACAGACCGGCCGCCGTTCTTCCGGGCAATCGCCTCCACCAGCGGGTTGTCAGGCGGCAAGACTTCGGCATACGCTGAGACGAAGGCGAGATACGAGCGGGTGCCCAGCAATCCCGGCTTGAGGAATTCATACTGGTTGAACAGATCGGTTGGCTTGTCATCGACCAGCGTACCGGAAGCGATCCGCCGCGACACGGCAAAGTCACGCAGCGCGATGACATTCTGCGATCGCTTCGAAGCCGGGTTCTTGATCACCTGTGACTCATCCACAACCACCATCGCCCGGTGCCGGCGCACGAAGCTCATGGCATACGCGAAGCCTTTGGGCGTCGCCATGGCGTCAATGTTGATGGCGACGATCGCCAGCCGCCCGTCTTCCTGCGGCCGGCTCAGCGCCTCCAACGCAGCGGTGAGCTTCTTGCCCGCGCCGGAGCGATACGCTTCTGCCTTGTGCGGCGTGCTCATGTGGATCGGAAGCTCACGGCGCACCCAGTTCGTGTGGACGCCGCGCTTGGTGATGACCAGCATGCCGGTGATCTTCCCGGCCGCATGTTGCGCTTCGGCGTCGGCGATCAACATCCAAGTCTTCCCGGTGCCTTGTTCAGCGCCAAGCGCAAAGTATGCTTCGTTTTTCGCCAGTCGCTCCACGCCCACGACTTGGTGGGCCATTGCCTTCGTCTTCATGATAGCACCTCATAGATCGCCGGCCAAGTCGCGGCCTTCGAATTTGCTTCAAAGTCTTTCAGCGTCCAGTCGTTGATCACTTCGGCAAACTTGCCTTCGATCAGATACAGCCGCCGGAAGTCGTCACGCACGAGGATGAATGTGCGCAGGCCGGATAGCGCGGCCTTCAGGTGGAAGTTGACTTGATCTGTGTTGAGGCTCTTGCCCGGCCGGAGGAAGGTCGTGGAGGCGCGCGCCGGCACCGTCGTGGCCTTGAGCTCAACCCAGCTGGCGCGATCCTTCCCACGGCAGTTGACGGCATAGACGTCGGCCATGCCCTCAAAGGCAACATTCTCAACACGCATCATCCAGAAGTGCGCCGGCCGCGCCTTCTTGAATGAGTCCCACAGCAGCTGCTCCGGCTTCCTCATTCCAGCAAATCTCCATTCGTCAAACACTTCACTTTCTTCACGATCATCATGCCGAATTGCCCCAGCCAGCGGCCACGCACCAGCAGCCAATCTTGATTGATGATCGCGCGATCGGCGATCTTCTCGCCAAACACAAACCAATTCTCCGGCCTGACGCGAAGCGTGACCGGCTTGCTGACTGAGTCATCGACAACCATGACGTCCAAGAAGAGCGTCTGCCCGCGCTTCTCGTGGCCTCTCTTCCCCACCAGCAGGGCTTCGTTCTCGTCACGCCGCCTGATGGCCACGACCTTGCAGATGACCACGCCATTCTCGCCGTCTTTGAGCGTGCCGAATTCCTTGATTGCGCCGTGGACGTTGTGCGCCTCCGGATCGGCATACATGGCTCCCCAGCGCGTGTGCGCCGGGCGCAGGTCATCGTGCTTGAGCGCGGTGGCCAAGAGCTTCTCCCGATCCTTCGGCGTCAGCAGCCCGGCCGCACGTTTCTCAATGAGGTTGGCGGCCTTCACATTGCCGATCCCCATCAAGTTGTTGAAGCCGCCGACCAGCCGGCCGTCAATCACCGCCCACGTCGCCAGTGAAACGTCCGGATCAAACGGAGTGAATGAGACGCCTTCGGAGCTAAGCTCGCGAAGCACTTCCATCGTCTGCTCGTCATCCTTCGCGTTGCGCAGGCAGGCGGCCGCATATTCCAGCTGGTGGTATCGCTTCATATACGCGCACCAATAGCTGATCATCGCATAGCTGGTTGTGTGGGACTTGTTCATGCCCCAAGCGCCGAATGAGCAAATCTCATCCCAAATCTGCCGGGCGTCGCCGGCCGCGATCCCAAGCCGGGAAGCGCCCTCAGCAAACTTCTCGCCATGGCGGTCAAAGAATTCCTTCCCCTTGCGGCCGCTCATCGCCTTCCGGATGGTGCTTGTGTCTTCCCAGCTGAAGTTGCCGATCTCACGCACGATGCGCATCACCTGCTCCTGATAGAGCACGACGCCAAGAGTGTCGCCCAGATAGTCAGCCATGGACGGGTGCCGGTAAACGACTTCCTCACGGCCGTCGTTGCGGCTGGCATAAGCATCGGCCGCGCCGCCTCCCAGCGGGCCGGGGCGAGCGAGCGCGGTGACGTGGTCAACCTGCTCAAAGCGGTTGATGGGCACCTGCATGGAGACGCGCCGCTGAGCGCCGCCTTCGAATTGGAAGATGCCGGAGAAGCGGTGTTCATTGAAGACTTCCAAGACGGCCGGATCATCCAAGGGAAGGTCATACAGTTCTTGCGGCGTGATCACTCCGCAGTCTTCGATCACGCCCAAAGTGCGCAGCCCCAGTGCGTCAATCTTCAGAAGGTTCAGGTGCTCAGCGTCCATCTTGTCGATGTGCGCAACGCCGTCTCTGACGGTGCAACATTCGATCACCGGGACATTGGAAACGATGATGCCAGCCGCGTGGACGCCGGTGTGTGAAGCGTGGTTTTCAAGCTCGCCCATCAGCGTCGCTTCCGGGTATCGCTCCATGAACTCGCGGCCGGGCGCTGTGTTGGCCATCGTGTCCTCCAGCCCCTTCCCATAGCGTGAGTCACCGGATGAATACTCAATGAGCGCATTCATGACGCCGAAGGTTGCGCCGTGGGGAATGGAGAGCTTCTTGCCGACGTGGGCGATGACCGATCGCGGCTTCAGCCGGTTGACTGATCCGATCCGGGCGACGTTCTCTGCGCCATACTTCTCGCCCAAATACTCAAAGACAAGTTCACGCTTCTGGTCGTTGAAGTCAATGTCGATGTCGGGAAGGTCATTGCGGTTGACGTCAATGAAGCGTTCGAAGATCAGGTGATGGATGAGTGGATCCACTTCAGTGATCCGGAGCAGATAGCAAGCAAGCGAGCCGGCCGATGAGCCGCGAGCCGGGCCAACCAGCATGCGTTCCTTCGCCCACACCACCATGTCGCCGACCACGATGAAGTATGACTCAAATTGCTTCTGCCGGATCATGGCCAATTCGCGCTCAAGCCGGGCCTGATACTCTTCTGTCCATTCCTTGATGTGGCCGCGCTCCAGCCGGTAGCGGCGGCCTTCCTCAACCATGGCGTCCAGATCGCCGGGCACATTGATGATCGGCGCGCGGGGAAGCTCCAGCGAGCCGATCCTCTCAGCGACTTCGAAAGCGCCGCGCCGGGCCTTGTCCCACTCTTCGTCGCTGAGCCAGCTAAGCGCAGATCGCAATTCGGCTTCAGAGAGGATGTGCTGTGGCGTCATCTTCTTGCTGTCATCCCAAGCCAAGAAGCGCAGGCGATCATCGGCGGCCGGGTAGTCATTGTCAGACGTCGCCACCAGCGGCTTCCCGGTGAGCCGGTGAAGCTCCAGCGCACGCCGCCCGGCGCGGCGCGATCGCGGGTTGATGTCGATGTAATCAAACGCCTCCGGATCGCTCAGCGCCGCGCCGGCAAACCTGACAACGCCGCGAGCCGCAGCCATGTCCTCTTGCGTCTTCGGCGGCGATGAGGAAAGGCGATAGAAGGCGGCCAAGTCTTCGGCCAGCGCCCAGCAGCGCGGCCGGCGCTCGCCGCTCTCAATCGTGAACTCCGTGCCGAAGGCGCGGCCGATGCCGGCCTTGCTCAGCGCCTTCTCCCACTGGACGTGGCCCCACGTGCCATCAGCGTCCACGATGCCGGCCAGCGGCGTCTCAAGCTCCGTAAGCCGGGCGGCGATCGCGTCCACCGGGCCATAGCATGACCGGAAGCTGTATTCAGTTCGGATGCGGAGTTGCGGGAAAGCGGTCACAGATTATCCTTCAATACGCCGCTGGCGATGCAGATGGTGAGAAGCGCCCTGACGTCTTCAATGGCGCGGTGAGTCTGCTCAAGCGGGCGGCCATTGTAAACTTCGAAGAGCGTGGTCAGCTTGGGCCTGAAGCCAAACTCTTCTGCGTGTTCTTGAACGGTGCAGAGGCTTCGCGCCGGCCACGGCCAATCGGCTTGAGCCGTGCGCTCCAATTCGAATTCCAGCACGGACATATCGAAGGGCAAGTTGTGCGCGATCTGGAGCGAGGCGCGAGCAAACATTGACCTGATCCGCTGCGCCACGGTGGCAAACGTCGGCGCGCCAATCAAGTCATCGGCCGTGATGCCGGTGATCTTCGTGATCTCAGCCTCCAGCGGCACGCCGGGTTCAATCAGAATGTTGAGCTCATCCACGACTTCGCCGGCCGCGGTGACGAGCGCCGCGCCGAATTCGATGATGCGTGGTTGGGCGGATCGCTTGGCGCTGGGGTGCTTCGTCAGCCCAGTCGTTTCAGTGTCCCAGATGATAGCTAACCGATCGGCGTTCACTCGCCAAACTCCCTTGTTGAATGAACGCCGATCAATCAGCGGCGGCAGTTAGCCTTCGGTCTTCGCGGCGGCGACGGCTTCGGCGGCCTTGTCCTTGGCCAGAGCCGCAGCTTTGGCAGCCTTCGCGGCCTTCTTGGCAGCCTCGCCCACCGGCTCAGCGGCAGTGGCGCTCTGGCCATCCTCGCCAACGTCGTGGCGCACGATGAACTTCACGTCAATCCCAAGGATCGGGAATGTGTCGAAGATGGCATAGGTGTAGCTGCGCTTCCCGGCGATGACCGGGTTGGTGTGGCTCTCAGTATCGACTTCCTGCACGACGGCGATGCCGCGATCAGCAAAGAAGCCGCGCCATTCGTCAAGCTCTTCGGCCGTGCAATGCATGCCAAGGTGGCTCGCCCGGAAGCGAGTGGGGCCGATCAGCGACTGCCGGCGCGACATCCAGTCATCGCCAACAGTGTAGTTGAGCACTTCGAATTCACGTGCGCCATCCATGAGTTCGTAGTCAAAAGCCAGATCGGCTTCGTTGCGCGACGGCACGCCGAAGACGCGGCCGTTGGCCACGACGTGATCGCGGGCGAATTCACCAGCGCCCATGGCGGTCAACAGCGCAATGGCCGCGATCGGATCGGGTGGGCAAATGGCAAGTTGTTCAATTCGGAATTTCAGCATGGGTCAAGCTCCGTATGGAATGTCGCAGCCGGCGAGATACCGGTGGCGCTCTTTGGTTGCCAGAAGGAAGGCGATGAATTCGGCGACGGCTTCTGGCGGCGTCTCGTCACCGGACAAGAGCGAGGCGCGTTGGTATTGCTGGGCCTGCTCCAAAGTCCAGCCGCGTGTCTTCAGCACCTGCTCGTCAATGCTCCGGCTCATCCCAGTGTCAGCGAGCCGGTTGGGGCTGACGCTGAACACGGTGACGTCGGGCGAAAGCTCGCGGGCCAATTGCTTCGTGAGGATCAGCGCCGCGCCTTTGGAGGCATTGTATGCGGCTGAGCAGCGCATGGGCATGTGGGCGGCGTTGCTGACAATGTTGACCACCGTGCCTTTGTTGGCGCGAAGCAACGGCAGAGCGGCCTGCGTCATCTTGAAGATGCCCTTCACGTTGACGTCCATGACGTGATCCCATTCCTCTTCGGATACGTCCTGCAGCCAGTTGATCCGATTGACGCCTGCGCAGTTCACCAAGACGTCCAGCCGGCCGCGCTTGGCGACGTGGTGCAGATCGGGCCGCAAGACGTCTTCGCCGTATTCGATGTCATAAGCAATGACGTCGTGGCTGAATGAAAGGGCATTGGCAATCAAGAAGCCCAAGCCGGAAGCCGCGCCGGTCACCAGCGCCAATTTGCGTTCGCTCATTTCTGTTCGCCTTCTTGAATGATGGCTTCGATCATCGCCGAATACACGCCATCGTCGTGGATTGAATCAAGGTGCTTGAGGTTGGAGATTGCGAAGCGTGTCAACTTCACGATCTTCAACTCAAACAGGTGGAATGCCGGGTTGGACAATACTTCCAGCGGCACGCCGTCTGGGAAGAGAATGCCCATGATCGGGCCAACCATCCGGAAGTTGTCGCGATAGGTCACGGATCGCTCTTCGAAGGTCTGCGCCATGGCCCGGAGGATCGCCGGAGCGCCGGCCGCCGGTTGCGGAGGCTGGGGCGGTGGTTCCGGCGGCAGCGCCTTCGCCTTGCCAAGCGTCTCAGGCTTTGACCAAACCTTGAATGTTAGGCCATAAGCCTTGATGAACGCAGCGGCCGAATTCCAGTCACGGCAAATCACTTCGCAGAATGCAGCCAAGACGTCTTCGCGGTCATCGGCGACAAGTTGAATGGCGCTCCAGACGTTATCGCCAAAGGCTTCCTCAAACAGCCTGAGCTTCAGGATCGGCGAAGGCGTCGCATCGTCATCCGGCCGCATGAGCAGCAGGAAGTTGTCTGCGCCCACCCCCAGCTTTTCCTTGATCCACTCCACGGAGCCAACCAAGTGGATCGCCGGGCGGCCGGTGATGAAGACGATGAACAAGTCATCCTTTTCTGCCCGCCTGACGATCTCAATGTTCATCGGCTTGTCGGCGCGATACTCGCTGTGGTATGCCTTGAAGTCAGATTGCTTCGGCGGAATCAAGTGATGCGGCAGCAGATACCGACGGTGCCGATCATCGCTGACAGTTCCATCCAGATCAATGATCGCGAGCCGGCGGCCGATCGCGCCGGGCGGCAGGGAACGGGCGGCCATCACGCAGCCGCCCGCATCTGGTCGATGAGCTTCATCAGCCGCGTGCGATCCTCGCCCGTCAGGCCGGGGCTGCCCACGATCGCGTCCTGAAGCTCCATGGCGGCAACGTCAAACGTCCGGTTGAGGAAGAGACTGGCCCAAGGATGGACAGAGAGCACTGCCTCAGCCATGAGATGGATCACAGTGCGGTATTCCCCCTGCGTGCGGATTGACGAGCGTTTACGCAGCGTCTCAGCCAAGGTGCGCAGATTGAACTTCGCCACGATGTTGGTGTGGATTGCGGTGGGCAGGATGCCGCGTGCGTCTTCGATGGCAGCGCCGGAAGCGATGAGCTCATCATAGCTCGCGGCGATCGCGTCCATGGCGGCCGAATATTTCGCGTCCAGCGCCGGGCTGTCGGCGACGGTTGGCCCGGTCTGAAAGTTCCAGCCGCTGACATTGAGCACGCGCATCGTCTGCTGGGCATAGCTCGCGTTCCGGGTGCGAACAAACTGGTGGGTGAACCCACGGCTCACATTCTGGATGAGGAATGTGTAGTCGCAGAATTCCCAGCTGCTGGGGATGGTGTTTGCCATATAGGCAAGCTCTTCCATGATCCGCTCCGGCGGCCACGCAGCAATGTCGCTCATCAGACTGGGCGTCATCGTCAGCCGCGTCTGCTTGGTGAAGACCAAGATGTTGGCTGCGTGCCGCGCCGGATCGGGCGCACCGGCTCCGGTGAATTCGATGAGGTCAACGGCGATCTTGGGAGCCAGCAGGCCGCTGATTTGCGGCTGGACTTCCCCCTGTTGATGTTCGTCCACTTCGTTCTTCCTTCTCAGATTGAGGACAGCCGCCGCTCATAGGTAGCGGCCGTCATGAGGCGCTTGATCACGCGGGCGTCTTGCACCACGTCGTCAAGCAGGACATTCCGCCAAGTCGCGAAGCGTCCCAGCGAGAATATGTTGTGCTCAGCGGTCAGAGCCGCCAAGAGCGATTTGCGCGCCACGGCGTCGATTGGCGCGATCTTGCCGAAGCTCTGGTGGACGGCTTCGATTGGATCCAGAGCCGCGACGTCAATGCCAAAGGCTTGGGCCGCGACTTCCTGCGGCATCTGCGCCTCCATCGCCCGGCGAGCGATGCTCTCACAGATGAGCAGATCGCCGGTTATGGAGGCGCGATACAGCGACGTCTCCGGCGATGGGAAATAGATTGTCTGGTGGACGTCAGCGCCGGGAATGCGGAAGCGTTCCACCAAGATCGGTTCGCGGGCGAAGTCCAGCACCGCGACGGCCGGGCGATCCTTGAACCAGTTCAGCGACCCAAGCACCATCGGCAGCGGCGCAGTGTTGATTACCGGCTTCAACTCGCGACGGGCAGCGGCGTGACGTGCGCCGAAGTCAACTTCATAGTCCCAAGTGATCCGGGGCCGGAGCTTGTCGATGAGTTGTTCATAGAAGTCTTCCGGGGCGATCCAGCGTTGCGCCGGCTCAATGTCCCAGATGGATCGGTTGACCAGCCGGCCGGTGACCTTCTGTGCATAGAGATTGGCAGCAAGGATGTTGGGCGAAATGAATTCGCCGTCCATGCTGATCGCCTTGCGCACGGTCACCGGCCGGAAGTCGATGCCGACCAGATCGCCGACCACGGAGGATCGGAAGCGCAGAAGTGCCTTGTGGGCTGATCGCGGTTCAGGGGAAGCCTCCACAATAGGAATGTTGGGGAAGATGTGGGCCGCGATCAACCCAGCAAGGCCTGCGCCGACGATCATCAGGCTGCAGCCGGAGCTTCGGCGGCCGGGGCGACTTCGGTGACGGTCAGCCAGCCGAAGCGCACAAGATTGCCGACGGCCTGCTTGCACGAGAATGCCGCGCCGGAGGCAGTCAGCTTGGCGTCGATGTCGGCCAGCGTCAGTTCGCCGCCGTTGCTGTTGATGATGCCCAGAACAGCGGCGCGGGCCGAAGTGGCCTGCAGCTTGCTCTTGCCTTCCGGGTTGGCCTTGACCTTGGTGAGCGGGCCAAACTTGATGGGACGTGCCATGGGTGTTTCCTTCCATTGCCGCGAGAGGGGTTGAAAAAGCTCCGGAGCCGCGCGGCCGGCATCCGGGTTGGGATTTCACGATTGCTGAAATTCGCCAGATTGGAAAGCGATATTTAGACAGAACAATCGCCGGGCGGCCAGCGGGATGCTGGCGAGCAATGGGCCGCCCGGCGACGCTCTCAGGCGCTGGCCAATTCCTCAGCCAGTTCCCAAAGGTCAGAGTTGAAGGCAGTGTTCTGCTGGATGGAGGCAAGCTCGCGTGAGCGCACCGCCCGGCCATTCTCGCCGCGACCTTCCATGCCGCCGCGCACCGTGTTCTCCTGAACCACGTTGAACACGCGCCACAGATCGCTGCCACGGTCTTCGTCGCGGCGAGCTTCCAGCAGCATCGCCGGATCGTAGGACGTCGCCGAAGCGCCGAAGCGAAGCGCAGCCGCCTTGCGGGCGAATTCCAGAGCGCGCATGTCGCTGAGCTTGATGTTCGACCAAGCAGCGATCTTCTTCTCCAGCAGGTCAAGGCCATCAGTCATCTGCTCAGCGAAGCGCAGAGCGTGGGTGATGGCGTCGCCGCCGTGGGCCATTTCCATGCGGAAGGAATGATCACCGACCACCAAGCCGTTGGCGCAGATGAAGCGATACATTCCGGCATACATGCGGAGCTTGGTGCGGCCATTGTGGCTGTTGACCAGCATGATCTGCGGCACCTGAGCGCCGACGGAAGCCGGCTTGTTGACGTGATCTTCATGACGCAGAACAACGCGGTGAATGACGTGGGCCGGGTTGCGGCGGCGGCTCTTTTCCTGCGAGGCGTCCACAGGCAGATAGCCGACGTCGGCGAGGCGTTCCAGCACCTTGAAGGTGGGCACTTGCGAGTAGCGATCCGTCATCCGGTGATGGTCGCTGAAGGCGGCCGGGGCGATAGAGCGCAGGGTGGCTTCGGTCATCAACATTGTCGTTCTCCTGTTGTTCGGCTTGATCGCCGTGAAAGCAGACTGCCCGAATTCTGGGCTGCGGTCAAATTGTTTTTGAACAGAGTGCACGGCCGGATCGCACCCGGCCGTGCGGCTGGATCAACCCTTCACGATCTTCCAGTTGCGATCGTAGCAGCGGGTGGAGCCGGCGGCCTTGAGGCTCATGCGGAAGCTGATGTGTTCCTTCATCGGCAGGCCCAGTGCCTTGAAGGCCGCAGCGACTGACTTGAACAGAGCGCCATCAACTTCCACCTTGTCGCGCACAGCGCGGCGGGCGGCCACTTCGGCGTCCTGCCAGCTGCGGGCGACGCCTTCAGCGCGGGCGGTGCTCTTCGCCGGGAAGATGACCGGAGCGCCGGAGTGGCCGCCGCAAGCGACGCACCAGAATTCGCCGGCTTCGAAGTCTGCATCACGCAGCTGGCGATAGGTCTTGTCGGTGTTGGCGGCGCAATCATCAACGTGATAGAGCGAGCCGGTGTCGCCGCAGTGCGGGCAGACGCGCACGCCTTCCGGGGCGACTTCGCCGGCCGGAGCTTCCGGAGCGTTGAAGCCGGCGACTTCGGCGACGGGCAGGCTGGCGACCAGTTCGGCCACGCGGCGTTCGGCGGTCTTGCGATCGGCGAACTTCTTGATCTGCTTGTCGGCGGCGACGATGGAGTTGTAGAAGGCGACCAGCTCGGTGGTGGTGGCTTCGGAGACGTTGATCAGGTTGGACATCGTTCTGTTCCTTGGTATCGCGGCAGGGCCAATCCCTTCCGTTCCTCCCTTAAGCGCCAATAATGGCATATGGTCAACAATTATTTTCATTGCGTGCGAAAATAGTTTCCATTGCCGATCGTGGCTTGGGACTTGGGTTGCGGTCTGCATCGTGCATTCCTTCCGTTCACCCGGTGCGGGTTGCATCGGTCAACGGTCAACCGGCCATGAGCCGGGCGGCTCCCAAACGAATTGGACAGCCGCCCGGCTTTCTCTTCACTCCGGCTCAAGCGATCCGGCGCACCCGCATGACATACTTGATCCGCAGCGCACGGCCTTCTGCCCAATCGTGCAGGCCGCCATCACGGAAAGCGGATACGTGGCGATCGGTGAACAGCAGCACCGGCTCCACGTTGGCCCACGCCTTCGGGAAGCGAGCCGGGTGGTGGGTGGTGATGCTCTTGAGAGCGGTGGAGTGGACGCCGGGATAGGTGGCGATCATGTTGTCTGAGAAGTCGCGGTCATACTGGAGGTCAAAGCCCAGCGCCTTGGCGGCCGCCCGAATTTGGCCGTCGGTTGCGCCGCAGCGCGGCTTGCGGCCGGCGGCGGTGAGCGCCGCGAGGCAATCGCCATAGCTGCGGCCGGTGACGACGGCGAGCGCCTTGACGGTGCAATCGGCGGCTTCGCCGAATGCGGCGGTTGCCACCTTCAGGCCGGCGAAGACTTCGGAGCGGGCGATGGGCTTCTTGGGAGCGGGCATTGTTCTGGCCTTTCGTTCTGGGTTGGTTCAATACCTAAGCGCCATTCTGACGCAAACGGCAAGAGTTATTTTCACAGAGGGCGGATCAATCGGCGAAGGCGATCTCATACCAACGCTTGCCCTGTGCGGTGCGCGAGCGCAGAGCCTTGGCGCGCATCAGGCGGTTGAGGGCGGCGCGAAGCTCAGCGATCGCTTCCGGGGTGAACTGCGTGACCTTGAAGCCGCGCTTGGCCGCGACGGCATCCAGCAGCTGGTCGAAGGTGAAGGCGGCCCAATGGTCGCCGACGAAGACGCGGGCAATGCCGATGTCGGTGTAGTCGGCCTTGGGGTGGGTGAGCGCGGCGTTGAAGAGCGTGCGGGCTTCGACTTCGCGGGCGGTGAGTTCAAGGGTGAACTTGTAGCTGGTGGTCATCTGTCGTTCCTTCGTTCTGGGTTGATGCCATCCTTAAACTCCATTCTGACGCAAACGGCAATAGTTATTTTCACAGCCCTGAAAAGTTTCCATAATGAGCTGAAATCGTTTTGAGAAGGCAGGTGGCCGGGCGATAACGGCGCTCCACAGAAGAACGGAGAAACCGAATGACACAATATGTTTGGGCGGCAAATCTGCCGACGCGATACGATCCGCCCACCCAGTCTTACATCCCTGCCATTGACCTGAAGCCCGCCAGCGAATTCGGCGTGGTCACGGCGATCGCCTCCGGCCGGCTGGACACAAATGACCCCCAGCCGCAGATTGACTCCATCCAGCAATTCGTCGCCAATTCGCCTGAGTTCAAGGCGGATGACTACGTGCTGGCGATCGGCGATCTGGTTATGTGCGCGGCGCTGATCTCAGCGGCTTGCTTCCGGTATGGCAAGGTCAACGTCCTGAAGTGGGACAAACACAATCGGCGTTATGACGCCATGGAGATTGCGCTATGAGTGATATGGATCGGTTCAAGAAGCTCGCCGACGTCATGGAGCTTCTGGCGGGCAACGTCGCTACGGCCGAAGAGGCGCTGGCAATGGCCAAGGAAGCACACCGGAAGGTGGAGCAGGAAGACTTGCCGATGCTGATGAAGGAATGCGGCGTGGAGTTGTTCAAGCTGGACGACGGCCGGATCATCAGTGTGGTCGATGAAGTCCAAGTGGGCGTCACCGAAGTGAACAAGCCGGCGGCTTGGCAGTGGCTCCACAACAACGGCTTCGGCGGCTTGCTGAAGACGCAGATTACCATCGAATTTGCCAAGGGCGAAGCCGAAGAGGCGAAGGCCGCAGCGGCAATCATCAGCGACGCCGGATACACCGGCATCGTCAGCGAAGGCGTCCACCCGGCGACGCTCAAAGCCTTCGTCAAAGAGCAGCGGCAAGCCGGGCAGGACGTCCCAACGGACATCTTCAACATTCACCCGTTCTCGCGGGCGAAGATCAAGAGGAAGTGACATGGTTGATAAGAAGAAAACTGAATTGGCCGAAGTGCCGGCTGCAGTCGGTGGCGTGCCGATGATCCCTCTGGACATGGACGTTGCTGGCAGCGCCGGCTCCGGTCTGGAGGGCGCAGACAAGGACAGCTTCGCGATCCCGTTCTTGCGCGTGATCCAGAAGATGTCGCCGCAGGTGGACGAAGCCGATGCCGCATTCATGCCGAATGCCAAGCCGGGCATGTTCATCAACTCCGTCACCAATGAGCTCATTTCTGGCACCGACGGCGTTGAATTCCTGCCCTGCGCATTCCAGCGCCGCTTCCTCCGTTGGGGGCCGCGTGGCGGTGGCGGCAATGGCGGCTTCAAGGGCGAATTCCTGCCGGAAGACGTCGCCGAAATGATCGCACAGGGCAAGATCGTGGAAGTTGATCGCCGCCTCTATGTGCCGCTGCCGGATGGCACCGTCAACCAGAAGACGTGCGATCGCTTCACTGACACTCGCTCGCACTTCGGTCTGTTGGTTCGCCCGGATGGGACGTTCACCCGCGTCCTGCTGGCGCTCGCCTCCACGCAGATCAAGAAGTCCAAGCAGCTGGTATCGCTGCTGAGCGAGGCGAAGGTGGCAACGGCCGCTGGCGTCGTGACGCCTCCCACGTGGCTCAACCGGATCAAGCTGACCACTGGCATCGAAAGCAACGATGAAGGCAGCTGGCACGGCGTCAAGATTGAAGCCGGCGGCTTCATCACCGACAAGACGCTGTTCGAAGCCGGGAAGGCGTTCAACGCCGCGATCGCGGCCGGCGAAGCCAAGGCCAACTTCGCCGAAGCCGAAGCCGATGCGGGCGGCGACGCTCCCACCGGCGGGAAGTTCTAACCCAACTGGAGCCGCCGGCCGGATCGGTTGGCGGCTCCCACTTTCTGGAGCAAGAAGCATGAAGCTCTTCACTGAAATTCCCGATGCCATTGCAATCCTCCGGTTGCCCAAAGGCGTCTTCAAGCAGTCCAAAGTCTTCGGCCGGGGCGATCGGCTGTATGTCGCTGGCGGCGGCGGCTTCGTGGAAATCCGCTATGCCGATCATGACGGCCAATTTGTGACGACGCACCCGGCCATCAAGGTCGTGGAATTCGAAGTGCCGCACCCGGCGCGGCTGAGCCAAGAGCGGGTGGGCGGATCGCAGCTGATCCGGTATCGGGCGTGATCGCGGAATTCATCGAAGCCATGCGGCGGTTTGTTCCGGAAGAGGCGCGCATCATGCTGTGCCAATTCCGGGGCGATCCCAACAGTGACATTCCGGCGAAGTGGCGCGCATACGTCCTGCGCGATCTGGAGCAGATTGACGCCAAGGCAAACGTCTATGTCTGTGTGAGCGCGATGAAGAAAAACGATCGCGGCGAATTCAGACGGCGCAAAGAGAATTTTGCGGGCGGCCTGCTGCTCATGATTGATGACCTTGGCGACGGAGCCGGGGCGAAGTTCCCGCTGTCCCTGATTGAGCCAGCGCCTCCCACGGCGTTGATTGAGACGTCGCCGGGCAATTTCCAAGCCGTCTATATGTTTGACCGGCTGGTGACTGATATGGCGCTCTTCGAAGCCCTGATCAATGCGTTCATCAAGGCGCAGTTTCTTGGCAAGGACACTGGGATGGCAGGCGTCAACCGCGTCTTCCGGCCGCCGATCGGGATCAACGGGAAGCCCAAGCACGGCGGCTGGGCGGTATCCATGCGGGAGTGGCACCCGGATCGCCGCTATAGCGTTGAGGCGCTGGCGAAGGCGTTT